GGTGGATGCCGACTCCCAAGCAAGAGGCCGTCATGCGGCGGCTGGTGCTGGAGCGGCTTGGCGGGACCGAGCGGGCCGTCGAGACCCCGGACGAGTTCGAGGTGATCGACCGCGCGGCGTGACGTGTGGCGACCCGGCATGAGCCGGGGCGCCGGTGTCGCGGACGGTTCAGACGGTGGCGCGGCACCGGGATAGGGCGACCACGGGGCGTGCTCACAGCCCAACGGCAGACCGAAAGGCCGAAGCCGGAGCACCGGGGGGCGGACACCCTCGCAAGTAGCGGCCGAGCTGCGCGCAGTCCCTTCGTGACGCGCGGCGCCTGAAGCGACGGGCGGCTCCGTGGAGCACGACGCACGCTTAGGGCTGGGTCCAGCCGCGGCGCTCTTGCCGTGGGCTGGGCGACCTATGCCCTAGCTCAAGGCTCACCATGAAGCACGGAACAGTGAAGACAGAGCGACGGTTGAGAATAGAGCGAGAGGCACGCGTGATGTTCGGTGAAATGGTCCCAATGGAGGCGAAACGGCTTGGCGTCGGCACCGGCGGTGAACTTGCGCATTCGCGCTGTGCGGGGCGGCCGGAATGAGTGTGCAGGGGGATTTATGGGGCGGCGGCGGGATTTTCGGGCGATCCGAGGGGCCGTGGCCGTGGGAGGTCGGATCGCACGCGGCCAAGCGGGCGATGATCTTCGCCGAGGGCCTGACCATCCCCGAGGGGCCAAGGGCCGGGAAGCCGATCAAGCTGGCGCCCTACCAGAAAGACTTCATCCGCGGGGCGCTGCGGCAGGACACGCAGACGGCGGTGCTGTCGGTGGCGCGCGGCAACGGGAAGTCAGCCATCAGCGCGACGCTGGCGCTCGGCGCCCTGATCGGCGTGTGGGATCATCAGCCGCGGCGCGAGGTGGTGCTCGCCGCGCGCTCGCGCGATCAGGCGGCCATCGCCTTCAACTTCGCGGTGGCGTTCGCGCAGTCGCTGCCGGCACCGTTCCGGGCGCGCATGACGGTGCGCCGCTCTCCCAAGCTGGAGCTGGAGATCGCGGACGAGCGGGGCTCGCACTTCCTGCGCGCCGTCTCGGCGGACGGGCGCAACCAGCTCGGCGGCGCCCCGACCTTCATCCTGCTGGACGAGCGGGCGCACTGGCCGGCCGATCAGGGCGACGCGCTGGAGGCGGCGCTCCTGTCGGGGGCGGGCAAGAGGAACGGCCGCGCGGTGCTCATCAGCACCAGCGCCCCGGACGACTCGCACACGTTCTCGCGCTGGATCGACAACCCGCCCGCGCTAACCTTCGTCCAGGAGCATCGTCCCCCGCCGGGCCTTCCGGCCGATGACGTCGAGTCCCTGCTCATCGCCAACCCCGGCGCGAAGCATGGCATCGGCTCCAAGCTGGAATGGCTGACACAGGAAGCCGAGCGGGCCATCGCTCGAGGCGGGAATGCGCTGGCGACGTTCCGGCTGTTCAACCGGAATGAGCGGGTGAGCGGCGAGTCACGGAACATGCTGCTGACCCTTGACGAGTGGATGACGGCCGAAGTGGACGAGGCGCCCCCGCGCGACGGGCCGGTGATCGTCGGACTTGATCTTGGCGGATCGTCTTCGATGACGGCCGCGGCGTTCTTCTGGCGCGAGACGGGGCGGCTGGAGGTGCTCGGCGGCTTCCCTGCATCACCGTCGCTGCTGCATCGCGGCGCGGCCGATGCGGTGGGCAGCCGGTATGTCGAGATGTCGGCGCGCGGCGAGCTGGTGGTGATGGGCGACAAGGTGACGGACGTTCGCGCCTTCCTCGCCGAGACGTGGCGCCGTCTCGACGGCATCGCGCCTGAGGCGCTGGTGTGCGACCGGTTCCGCGGGGCTGAGCTGGAGGAATGGTTGCAGGCGGTGGGCGTCCGGGTGCCCATCGTCTATCGCGGGCAGGGCTTTCGGGATGGTGCCGAGGATGTGGAGCGGTTCCGCCGGGCCGTGTTCGAGGGGCGCGTGAAGGCGCGGCCGTCGCTACTGCTGCGCAACGCGCTCGGCGACGCGGTGACGCTGACGGACGCCGCGGGGAATGCGAAGCTCGCCAAGGCACGGTCGAAAGGCCGGATCGATGCGGCTGCGGCGGCAGTGCTGGCGGTGGCCGAAGGCGCCCGGCGCTCGGCGAGGCCGACGAAGGCCGGGCGTGCGCCGGTGTGGGCCTAGAGCACCGTGTCGAGTTTCCACCAGTCTCCGAGGTGGCGTGCGCTGCGGCTGGAGGCCAAGCGGCGCGACGGCTGGAAGTGCGCCGGCTGCGGCTCTCGGGTGGGGCTGGAGGTTGACCATATCGAGCCGGTGGACCGGCGCCCCGATCTGGCGCTGGTGCTCGGCAACCTGCGGACCCTCTGTCGAGACTGCCACATCGCCAAGACCAAGGCCGAGCGGGGCCGCAGTCTGACCGAAGACCGGGCGGCTTGGGATCGCGCTATATTCACCCTTTGTCGCACGAAAGTTCCGTGATACCCTGCCATTGAACGTCGGATGACGTCCGGGCTCTCAGATAGAAAGGCTTCCCCCGTGCTCGAATCCGTGAAGATCGCTCGGCGTCAGAGCGAAATCCGCCAGTCGCTCGCCGCGCTCGCCGCGAAGCCGCAGCCGAGCGAAGACGAGACGCGCCAGATGGACGCGCTCGATACCGAGTATCGCACCAACGAGACGCGCTATCGCGCGGCCCTGATCGCCGAGGACACCGAACGCCGCGACGCCGGCGCCGAGCTGGGGACACGCGGCGGGCGCGAGTGGGCCGACCTGTGCCGCGGCTTCGAGCTGCGCCAGGTGGCCGGGCATCTCGATGACGGCCGGGCGCTGTCGGGCCGCACGGCCGAAGTGGTGACCGAGCTGCGCAACCGCGGCGGCTTCCGCGGCGTGCCGGTGCCCTTCGAGGCACTGGAGCGGCGCGCGGGCGAGACGGTGGCGGACGGCGTTCCGGCGCCCCGCGACGTGCGCCCGATGATCGACCGGCTTTTCCCCGACTCGGCCGCGGCGCGCATGGGCGCCGAGATGATCAACATCGGCACGGGCGAGACCGAGCACCCCGTCGCCACGGGCGGCGCCACGAGCGGGTGGCAGGCGACCGAGACGGGCGCGGTGGGTGCCCCTTCCGTCTATGAGACGTCCGGGCTGGTGCTCAAGCCGCACTACACGCTTGGCACGCAGATGCGGCTGACCCGGCGCGCGACGCTCCAGACCGGGGCGGGGCTGGAGGCAGCCATTCGCCGCGACATGGCCGGGGCCATCGGCGCCGCGCTCGACAAGGCGGTATTTCTCGGCACCGGGGCAGACGGGCAGCCGCTGGGCGTGGTGGCCGGGGCGGCAACCTACGGCATCACCAGCACGGCCGTGAGTGCCGCGCCGAGCTGGGCCGCGTTCCGGGCCGCGATCACCCGCTTCATGCTGGCGAATGCCGTCTCGGCGCCGTCGCAGGTGCGGGTGCTGATGCGCCCCGAAGTGTGGGACGATCTGGATGCACAGGTGGCGGCCGAGTCGGCGCCGCTGTGGGAGATGGACCGGCTTCGCGCCGCGGTGGGGGCGGGCAATGTCACGCTCACCAGCAACGGGCTGGCAGCGCCCGCGGGCTCGCCGCTGGCGACCACGGCGCTGCTGACCACGAGCACCGGCGGCGTCTCGCCGATTTTCGTCGGCATGTGGGGCGGTGTGGACCTGATCCGCGACCCCTACAGCGACGCGGCATCGGGCGGGCTGCGGCTGACGGCGCTGGTGACGGCGGACGTGACCATCGGACGTGCGGCGCAGTTGCAGGTGCTGACCGGCATCCGCCGCTACACGGCGCCCTGATCATGGCCGAAGACGCATTCGAGGCGCACCGGCCGGGGCTCACGTCGCCTATCGACCGGCTCGCGGCCGTCACCAAGGACGACGCGGCGGACCTTCCGGGCGGGCTCTCCCGCGCGCTCTACGTGGGCACCGGCGGCAGCCTGATCGTGACCGACCGGCACGGCACCACGGCGACCTTCGCCAACGTGCCTGACGGCGCCATGCTGCCGATCCGCGTCGCTCGCGTGCTCGCCTCGGGCACCACGGCGGCCGACATCGTGGCGCTCTACTGAGATGCTCACGGCGGGGCATCTCGGCGCGCTAGAGCTGCGGCGAGCCGGTGACGGCTCGGCGCGGCTGATCGGGCGCTTCCCCTATGGCACCGAGGCGGACATGGGGCGCCGCGGCGACGTCGCCTTGGTCGAGACCTTCGCGCCGCTGGCGCTGGAGGCGCGCGACGATGTGTGCCTTCTGAGCCAACATGAGTTCGCCAAGCCGCTCGCCAGCACGCGGGCGGGCTCTCTGATCCTGCGGAACACCGACGCCGCGCTCGAATTCGAGGCGCGTATCTC